TTGTTGCCCTCTACTACCTTGAGTACCTGTTTCACCTTTTTCTCCTTTGGGGGGTTTGGCGCATGAGACTAAACTAAAACATATTAGAAATAAAATTGTTTTTTTCATAATCAGTCTCCTTTTTTATTTAATATTTGTAGCAACAATAATCATAACTAGTAACAAAATTAAGTTTTTTGAGATGTATCCCATAACTACTCCTTGTTGGTCAGTGGTAATACTATTATAGCACAAAAAAATTAACTGCACAAGTAGGGTAAGTATCTGTTTATACACAAGTTTATAAATACTTAGACACAAGTTTTATGTAGTTTTTAGCTGTTTTTGATTTAATAGCGCCCTCTCTAGTTCCTACGTTGTACCTAGCGTACCAATGCTTTTCCTTGTGTGCATAACGTTTGTGAAAGTAACTTAATACTAATGCACCAGATTTTATTGAATAGGCTATATCGTTACTTAATCTAGCTTTGTCTAGTTTATATGCCTTAATAGTTTTATAATTAATCTGACTCAACCCATAGTCTCCAGAATGTTTATTTACTTTAGTGTGGTCGTACATAGACTCGACAGCTAATATAGCCGAAATAATTTTAGGACTAATCTTATAATTTTTAGACTGCTTGTGAATTTCATTAGCCAAAGCTTGAGCATAAAGCACTTTAATTTTTGGTCGGTTAACTAAAATTTGATTGTAAACTAATTGTGCCTCAGTCCGGTCTGCCTTATAAGCCGCCATTAGCTTTTGCTCGGGGCTAAATGCTTTTACGTTAGTAGTAGTAGTAGCTAAAATTGCAAGTAAAATTGTTTTCATTTATCTATTATAGCACACTTTGGCTTTTTTGTAAAATTGACTTGACTTTTTGTTTAGAAGGAGGTATAAATAGGGGCAAGGGGTTAATAATATGGCAGACGAAAATAAATTTTATAAAAGCGCAGAGTTTAAAAAACTTAAAAATACATGGTATCAAAAACTAAAAAAAGATAAGTTTGAGGACATTGAGTGGCACGACGCAATTACTAGCGATGGGGAAAATAGTCCCTACCTTAAGTCGCATTTTGCCCAAAGCTATTTGGGAGATAGGCTTACCGATCAAGAAACTTTAGCTAATAGTTCTCAGTTTCGGCACCAAAGGGCTATTGACCATTTTAATGCAAACGGCGTTTTTGAACACGAAGTAGACCGAACGTTGTGGGATCTTTATGCATCCGGGGCAACGTACCGAAAAATGTCTCAAGAGTTAAGAATTACTTATAAAAAGGTCAAGGCGTATTCTGTGTTCTGGGTGTCTTATAGAATTAAGCACCTTAGGATGTCTATGATTAAGTTCAATCTATCTGATCCTAACGGGCTTAGAGCAGTTGACTGCGTAGATGTTCTTACGGATTATGAAGAGTTTGACGACCAAGTAAATGGAGAAGAAGAATGACTCACAAACCAATAGAATTAGCTCCAGCGCCTCAAAAGTTTACGGACCAATTTGGATCTAAGAAGATAATTATTAAAAGAGACGGGGTTTCTGAGGTTATAACCGTAGCTCCGTTAGAGCGATTGCTTGCAGATGCAATGAACATTATTGGCGCCGAGTTGGCGGTATATCGTGCCAAGACTCAGACAGGTAAGCCGTTAGACGTTCGAGAAGCTAAAGCCGTTCAGGGGTATGTGGACACCTTGGTCAAATTGTCTAAGGAAGCAAGGGAGCAGACCCGGTCTCAAGATTTAGCCAATTTAACTAACGAAGAACTGTTGCAATTAGCTACTGAGCTTGTAAATAAAAAAGATTCGCCACTTTAGCTCTTGTAAATAAAAAAGATTCATGTACCCACTACCTTCTTCTGGGCACAGTTGGCACAATAAGTTAATCAAATTTCCTATGGTTTCAAGTACTTATAGTGTTAAAACGACACAGCCCATAGTGCTAAAACAATACAGCCCATAGTGCTAATAACATAACGCATGTCTATAAATGTCCAATAACATTGGGTCTTTTAAGTAATAAATTCTATGGAGCAATAACAATGAATCCAGAAAACAAAATCATCTCAGACGTCTATAAAGATCTGCTTGCCCAATATGGCGAGCTAGTCCTGCGTCAAAAGCAGACATCAGCTGCCCTTTTAGACCTTGAATCCAAGCTTGAGTCCCTAAACTACTTTCAACCAGTCATCGTTAAAATACGGCAAGAGCTGGAACGTAAGGTTGTAGAATAATGGGAACTCTAAAACCGCAAGTCAGGCTTCGACCAGCCAACCAAACCGACGTCCCCTTCATATTTAACTCGTGGCTTAAGAGCTATCGAGATTCTGCGGGCGCCAAAACCGTATCTAACACCGTATATTTTGCCGAGCATCATAAATTAATTGAGCGTATAGTTAAAAATAACTCGGTAATTCTAGCCGTTAATGACTCTGATCCTAGTCAAATCTATGGCTACATCTGCGCCGGGCAGACGGAGGGCATTTTTACTCTCCATTATCTGTATGTTAAACATAACTTTAGGAATTTAGGCATAGGCAAAGTTCTGCTTAATGCTTTTGAACACGATTTAGCCACGGCAGGCATATATACCCACCACACAAAAATAGCAGACAAGATTGCAAGCAAATACAACTTTGTCTACCATCCGTACGTACTGTATGCTTTAGAGAGTAATAGAATTAAAGAGTAATAGGAGTAATGCCATGGATCAAATTAAAAATGCCGAAATTGATAAAGAAGCATTAAGACTTCAGTATAACTTTGAACATAACGTCGACTTTAAGAATCGAGTTGTTCGAATCACGTCAGACATTGATGCATATACCTACGATTTCGTAGATGCAGCCCTATCAGAACTTGAATCAATTAATCGCAAGTCCATAACTATCCGTATTAACTCTGGTGGAGGCAGTGCCTACGACGCTTTAGCTATTGTTGGTCGTATTAGGGGCGCTAAGTGCCAGATAATTACTGAAGGCTATGGTCAAGTCATGTCTGCCGCTACCCTTATACTTGCTTCTGGTAACAAACGCCGCTTTAGTAAATACGCTACCTTTATGTGGCACCAAAGTTCTTATGGACTAGACGGTAAACATTTAGATATAAAAAACGTTGTTGAGCAACAAGAGCGCGAAGAACTACTTTGGGCTAAATGGATGGCAGAATTCTCTACCAAAGATGCAGAATACTGGTACAATAGAGCAGTATCTAAAGACTTTTACCTCAATGCCGATGAGTGTTTGGAGCATGGGGTAGTAGACGAGTTGTTTTAGATGATACTAGGACTCGTGGGAACTTGTTTATACATGTTCTGCTCATTAATTCAAACCTATCAGACAATTAAACGCGGAAACACTGCCCACATGTTAGATCTGTACATACTTGCTTGGCTTTTGGGCAATATGTTTACAATAACTTATGTTGTGCTTCACGTGCCAAAACTACCTTTAATAATAAATTACTTGCTAAACTCGATATCTTTAGGTATAATATTATACTATAGATTTTATCCAAGGAGACCCCATGTCTGAACACGATCTAGTATTGAATGAAGAAGAACTTAAAGCTGTAGCGCCAGAAGCTGTACTACTAACGCCCGAAGAACTGGAAGCAGAACTTAAGGCTAAAGCAGCAGAGCTAGCGCAACAAAAGATTATGCGAGCTGAGTATGCTAAGTACATTGGCGACCTTAAGCGCAAGCTAAAAGACCACAGTAAAAAGAAACTGATTGAACTTGTTGGCAACCAAGCTTGGCAGTTTAACAATCTACAAAATATCGCTAAGCAATTGCACGAAGAAAATATCAAATTAAAAGGGGAATCTCATGTTTAAAAAAATCGTATCAATAGGCTTGATTGTGTTTTCAATGGTTACAACGACTTTGTTTTCTTTTAAAGGCTTTTATTTGCATCAAGAATTGCTAATGAGCTATATGGGATCTAAAGGGTTTAAGATCACTAACCAACTTGAGCAAGGATCCGGATCCGGCTCTAGGGTTACTTTGCCTTCGGGCGTTAAGATCATTTTAACTAACCGTCACGTATGCGACATAGCTAAGAAAGGTGAGCTAATGCGAATTATCTCTCCTGATGGAATTAAGGTTGATCGACCTATTTTAGTTAAGTCAGACAAAGCTGACCTTTGCGCTATAGCCGCAGATAGCCAAGAAGCTCCAGGGCTAAAGCTACGACCTTGGGACATTGGGCATCAAGAACATCTTTTTGTTGTAGGGCACCCAAAAGGTCGTCCACAGACACTTAGCACTGGTATGGCTATTGGGTTTGATGAAGTTACTATAGCCTATGGAATAAACATGTTTAATGCCGATGAGTGTTGGGGAGACTTAATTGACGCGCCTCCACTGTTTAAAATGTTTGGCGTATTTAACGTATGTTTTAAAACTTTATCAGCCCGAATTAGCACTGCTCCTGGACAACCTGGAAGCTCTGGTAGCCCCGTAGTTGACTTTTATGGTTACTTAGTTGGGGTATTGTTTGCTGGTGATCCCGAGTCTGCCCACATGAGTATATTGGTACCGTATGAGGATGTTAAAGAATTTCTAAACTCAATCCATTTTTAAACTTTAATAAGCCAAGGATGGCATAATTAATTGACTCAAGGATGGCATAATTAATCGAGCTAAGGATGGCATAACACCCTTAAATTAATGTAATCGAGTTAAAAAACTGCCAGAGTTAGACGGCAATAGTAAACAAGGGACATTTATGAACATCAAGGCAATCCGTACTTATCAAGCAATCTCATTTGACAAACGATCAGAAACATTTTTCAGCACACTAACAGCGGGCAATAAGAAAATAGTAGAATTAAAGCTTCTAGAAAAGCTTATGTGCGTCGAGATCAGGTCTGAAACTGACCACGTTCTTGTGCCGTTTACAAACATTAGTGCTATCCACATAGTTACTCAACAAGCCCTAGATGAGGTCGCTGCTACTGAGGCAGAAAAATTAGGGCGCAAATCGGGCATATCGATTCAAGACATTAAAAGACCTCGATAATTTCCCGTGGCTAAAAACATATCTAAACTTCAAATACTTGCAGAGCTAGAACGACGTCGGGCGGAGGTGCGTAAAAACACCGAAGCGCCGACTTTTGTTATTGAGCAGTATTGCTTTGATAAGCAGATAGCGTTTATACGCGACACTCATAAGTTTAAAACTGCCGTATGTTCTAGGCGTTCAGGTAAGACCATATCCTGTGCCGCAGATCTTATTGATACCGCCCTCCATTTTGCTAAAATTAACGTGCTGTACATAACTCTAAACAGGCTAGCTGCTAAACGAATTATCTGGAAAGAGTTGTTAGACATTAATAAAACGTTTAACCTCAATGGGAGAGTAAACGAATCTGAACTAACTATTTCTTTTGCCAATGGAAGTCAGATCTACGTTTCTGGGGCTAAAGATAAAAGCGAGATTGAAAAGTTCCGAGGCATGGCTCTAAAGAAAGTCTACATAGATGAGGCGCAATCTTTTCGAGGCTATATTCGAGAATTGATTGATGACGTGCTAGTGCCGGCTTTGTTTGACTATGACGGTAGTTTAATACTAATTGGGACACCTGGTCCTGTATGCGCCGGTCCGTTTTATGAAGCATCGACTAGCGGCAAATGGTCTAACCACAAATGGAACATATTAGACAATCCCCACATTGAATTAAAGTCTGGAAAAACCGTAAATGAAATTTTGCGATCTGAACGTGATCGTCGCGGTATTACTGAAAACGACGCAACTTATAGACGGGAGAGTCTAGGTGAGTGGGTTGAAGATTCTGATGCACTAGTCTTTAAGTACAATCCTCATTTTAATGATTATGACAAACTGCCAGTTGATAAGTATGACTACATCTTTGGGGTGGACATTGGCTACGAAGATTCAGATGCCATAGCTGTATTGGCTTTTAGTCAAGTAACTGGTAAAGTCTTTTTGGTCGAAGAATTTGTCAAAAGCAAGCAAACTATTTCTGATCTAGTTGCCGAAATAAAGCGGCTTCAAGCCCGGTATGAGCCAATAAAGATGGTCATGGATGCAGGCGCTTTGGGTAAAAAGATCCAAGAAGAGATCAGACACCGTCACTCCCTAAACTTGGAAGCCGCAACCAAGGAACGGAAGCTGGAGTTCATTAAACTTATGAACGACGATCTGCGCTCTGGTCGGCTTATGGCTAAGTCCACATCTGCCTTTGCCGAAGATAGTAAGCTAGTCCAGTGGAACTACGATAACCCAGTTAATCCGAAAATAGATTCCAGCTACCACAGCGATATAACCGACGCGGTCCTATATGCTTGGCGGGAATGTAAGCACTATATCGATGCCCTAATTGAGCCTACTTATGCCAAAAACAGTAACGAATATATGGATAAGATGGAACGCGACGAGGCGGCTAAGATCCAATCTAGGCACGACGACCCTGAAATGTCAGATGCTATGGAGCAATATGAGCAAGATTTGGAAGAAATTGAAGATATATGGTAAAAGCACTATAACATCAGAACATAAAAGGAGTAAGCAATGTTTAAGACCGTAAGCGAGCTAAAAGAATTTATTACCTGGGCAAAAGAAACAAAACTAAAGAAATTTAAGTTAGATCAAGTTGAGTTTGAATTCAGCGATCTAGCTCTACTATCGGCTTCCGACAGCCTTAAAGAAGTGACAGACTTCGAGCAAAAAGATCTAATCGACACCGAGCCAGTGGACCCAGCAGATGAGAACGAAGCTCTATACTGGAGTGCCCGTTAATTAAATTTATTTACATAAAGGATTAAACATGGCTGAATATTTACAAAATACTGGTTACAATTGGTACAAAGACCCGTCTGAAGAAGTTCATAACGATGTTTTTTCTTATGTTAATTACTTAGACAATAAGCAGGCATACCGGTCTACGGACAATCTGCGCTTTGCCCGACTTTATAGTAACTACGAAATCATGGGAATTGACCCCTACAACTACTTTCGTTTAGAAACGGCTGCCCAAACAAATCATAGGGTTACGCTAAACGTTATTCAATCTATGGTCGATACCGTAGTGGCTAAAATCGCTAAAAACAAGCCAAAGCCGAGCTTTTTAACTGACGGGGGCGACTGGTCTCTGCAGCAGAAGGCTAAAAAGCTTACCAAGTACGTAGAAGGTATCTTTTACGACACTGAATTTTATGCCCAAGCTACTAAAGCCTTTACCGATGCTTGCATATTTGGCACCGGATGTATTAAAATTTTTAAACGCGATGGCGAAATTAAAGCAGAGCGGGTATTTATTGAAGAAATTAAGATTGACGACGTTGAGTCTTATTATTCCGAAATTAGGCAGATTCACCAAGTTAAGTATATTCACCGTGACGTGTTAAAAGAAATGTTTCCAGACTTTGCTGGCAAGATAGAATCGGCTGGATCGCACGAAGCCGCCTTTAGCTCTGGGTCTTATAACCAAGAAGCTGGCGCAATGGTCCGAGTAATCGAATCGTGGAGAGTTAGGTCAAGTCTGCACTCTACCGATGGACGCCATTGTCTGTCAATAAGCAATTGTACTTTATTTGACGAGCAGTACGACAAAGACTATCTTCCTTTTGTTTTCTTTCGTTGGACAGAGCGCCCCGTAGGGTTTTTTGGGCAAGGATTGTCAGAACAGTTGCAAGGCACCCAGCTAGAAATAAACAAAATATTGCGAACTATTCAAATTGCTATGCACCTAGTTTCGGTCCCTAAGTTACTGGTTGAGGCATCAAGTAAAATTGTTACAGCGCATTTGAACAATAAAATCGGCGGGATTATAAAGTACTCTGGAACTCCGCCACAATATGCAGCTTTAGGAGGCATTCCTCCGGAGTTGTTTAGCCATTTAGATAGGCTTTACAACAAGGCATATGAAATTTCCGGCGTTAGTCAATTGTCTGCTCAAAGTAAAAAGCCAAGCGGCTTAGACTCTGGCAAGGCGCTACGAGAATTTAACGACATAGAATCTGAACGATTTATGGCTACCGGTCAACGGTACGAGCAGTGTTTCGTTAAAGCTGCAGAAATTATGATAGATATGGCTAAAGACCTTTATGAAGAGCTGGGTAGCTACAAGATTAAAGTTAAAGGTCGTAAATTTATTGAAACTATTGACTGGAAAGATGTAGATTTAGAAGAAGATAAGTACATGATGGAAGTGTTTCCTACGTCTGCCTTAAGTTCTACTCCAGCCGGGCGATTACAAGACGTTCAAGATTTAATGAATTTGGGCTTCTTGCAGAAAGAAGATGCAATGAAATTACTTGACTTCCCGGATCTAGAAGCAACAACAAGACTATATAATGCTCCTAGTGAAGACATTGAGCATATGATTGAAACTATGATAGATAAAGGAAGCTACGAGCCGCCAGAGCCTTATCAGAACTTGGCTATGGGCGTTGTTAAGTGTCAGCAAGCTTATCTTATGTATAAGTCTCAAAATGCTCCAGAAGGCAGATTAGAGTTGCTTCGTCGTTGGATTGAAGATGCAAACGGGTTAATTTCCAAATCTCAACAAAAAGAAGAGCTTATGCAGCAAGCAGCGCAAACTATGGAAAATCCGGCACCTGGAGAAACCGTAGCTCTTGAAAATCCCGAGCTCCCGATCGCGTAAAATAACGTATAGAGATTAATGAATCATAGGGCATAAGCCCGGGGGAAACCCCACAAAGTTATAAATATCTGCCTTAAAATGGTAGAAAACAAGGGAAAAAAGCATGCAAGATCTATTTACTGGAAATTTAGTAGACAATGGTGGCGAAGTTAGCGCAGATACTGAAACCAGTTTAGAGTCCGTAGAGCAGGCAGCTCCGGAACTTTTTAGCGATGATGCAGAAGTAGCTCCAGAAGTTGCTGCGGTCATTGAAGAGCCGAAAGAAGACAAGTTTGCTCTGAAATTTGCAGCATTATCAAGGAAAGAAAAGCAATTAAGGGACCAAGAACGGGAACTTAAGAACAAGATGTCAGAAATGGACCTTAGATTAAGGCAGTTTGATGAAAGATCTAAGCCAGTAGAAGCCCCTAAGCCCGCCGAGTTGCCATTGGAATACCGCTTAAAGCAGAATCCGATGAAAACTTTGGAAGAATTAGGAATCCCATTTAATAAGCTTACGGACATAGCTTTAAATGATGGTAAGTTGCCAATGGAAATGCAACTAGAGCTTATGAGAAGAGACTTGGACGAAAAGCATTCCAAGGAATTACAAGCATTGAAGTCTGAATTATTAGAGGATAAAAAATCCCGAGAACAAGAAAAATTCAATCAGACAATCAATGGATTTATGCGAGAGATAACCGATACCGTCAACAGTAACGAGAAATACGAACTGATTCAAGCCAATTCTGCAGTTCAACTAGTTTATGACGTGATCGAAGCTCATTATAATGATACTAAAAACGTATTGCCTATTGACGAGGCAGCTGAACATGTGGAAAATTACTTGTTTGAAGAAAGCAAGAAACTACTAAACATGAAAAAGCTACAGTCACTGTTCAATACGCCACAAGCGTCATCTAAGCCAGTAGAATCAAGGAGCCAGGCGGTTTCAAAGCCGACTTTATCAAATGCTTTATCGGCGATTAGCCAGACTAAGCAACCGAAACAGTTTTTGAGCGATGATGAATCTAAGAAATTAGCGGCATCATTAATAAAGTGGGAAGATTAACTAACAAGGCAAGGCAGAATCTAGTTCCGTAGGAGCAGATCTACCGGCTAAAAACTTTAAAAAGAGGACTTATTTATGGCTTTAAATTTAACAACTTTCTCAGCAGCACTTAAACAACACTATACTAGTGATCGTATTGAAAACATGGTTTACAAGGATAACCCACTATTCGCTATGCTTTCTAAGTATGAGCAATTTGGTGGAGAGAATCTTAAACTCCCTATTAAATTTGGTATACCACAAGGGCGTTCTGCAACTTTCGCAACTGCTCAAGCTAACAAGACTAATACACAGTTAAAGGCGTTCCTTTTAACTAGGTCACGAGATTATTCACTCGCTTCTATCGACAATGAGACTATCGAAGCTTCTAAAGGTAACAGCAACGCATTTATGGAAGCTGCTACTACAGAAATCGACGGTGCAATTGAATCTGCTACTCGTTCGCTTGCAATAGCTCTATTCCGTAAAGGATCTGGATCTATCGGTAGCGTCGGCAACTCTGGTTTTGCAACTACTATTCTTACACTTGGGCAAACTGAGGATGTTGTAAACTTTGAAGTTGGAATGGTACTTGTAGCTTCTTCAACTGATGGCGGCGGAACAGTGCGAGCCGGGTCTTTGACTGTTGTTGGTGTTGATCGCGATCTAGGGACTGTAACAATGTCTGGCAACCTTTCTGCCGGTATTGCTGCAATAGCTCAATCTGACTTTATGTTTCAGCAAGGTGACTACGATCTTAAGATTAAAGGTCTTGCTGCTTGGATTCCTGATACTGCTCCTGCTCCTGGAGATAACTTTTTTGGTGTTGACCGTTCAGCTGATGCTACTCGTTTAGCTGGCTTACGTATCGACGGAACAGCTCTTCCTATAGAAGAAGCCGTTATTGATGCTGCTGCTAGAATTGCTCGAGAAGGCGGAAAGCCAGATGTGTGCTTTATGTCTTATAGCAAATTCGCTGATCTTGAAAAAGCTCTAGGCTCTAAAGTTCAGTATGTTGATCAAAAAGTATCTGTTGATATCGGGTTCCGCGGAATCATGATTAACGGTCCTCGTGGACTTATCAAAGTAATACCTGATCAAAACTGTCCTGCTAACCGAGCTTATATGCTTTCTTTAGAGTTCTGGAAAATCTACAGCTTAGGTAAATGTCCTAAGATTCTAGATACTGACGGAATGAAAATGCTTAGAGAAAGTTCAGCTGACGCCGTAGAAGTACGCGTTGGTTACTACGCGCAAATGGGATGTCGCGCTCCTGGTTACAACGGCGTAATTAAGTTTTAATTAACTAACTTCGGGAGAGTAGCATTGTGTCTTCTCTCCCTTTTTTTAACACTAGCTCCCGGGAAACCGCGAGACTAAACGGAGAATCAAATGGCTAATAGAAATTACAACAGACAACAAGCATTAGAAAAAGAAATTAAACAATTGCACTTAGATGTCGCTATTGGCGCCGCTGGCGTTGCTACACTTACACGCGGCGTTGGCATTACGTCAATTTCACGCGTATCTGCAGGTCTTTATCGAATTACTTTACAAGACAAATATGTTAGATTAATGGATGTTCACGTTACCCATTTAGCTGTAGCAGCGGAAGATCTTACAAGCCAAGTTAAATTGGAAACTGTGGGATCAACTAAGTTAATAGAAATCTTTACACTTGCGGGCGCCCTTGCAACGGATCCAGCCAGTGGCGACAGACTTTTAATAACTCTTAAACTTAAAAACTCTAGCGTTTAAGGAGTATTTATGATGATGGGCGATAAAGGAAAAAAAGGCATTGCAATTATCCTAGCCGGATTAAAAGGCAAGCCGTCTGAAATGTCAAAAGCTCCAATGAATGAAGCTGGCGATGAAACAGATCACGAAATGGGATACGATAGCGCAACAGAAGAAGTGATGCGAGCAATCGAGAAAAAAGACGTAAAGATGCTAAAAGAAGCATTGAAGTCTTTTGTTGCTATGTGCGGCGACGAAGAAGAGGACACGGAGCGTTCTAACGGTACCGAGGAAGAGAAATCTTCAGACGAAAAGTATTAAAAAATGCGGCGGGGCTGAAAGGTCCCGCTCTTTTCTTGAATGGGTGTAAAATATGAGTGTAACCCTCTTAGAACTTAGAACACAAGCCAGACAGAGATCAGATATGGAGCAGTCCACATTTGTTACTGATTCTGAACTAAATAGTTATATAAATGCTTCCGTTGCGGAGCTTCATGATATACTAGTCCAAGCCTATGGCGAGGATTATTTTATTAAAACTGCTACTTTTGTTACAGTGCCGGGTACAGATTCCTATAGTCTGCTTACTTCAGTGCCTGATAACGATTTGTACAAAATGCGTGGCGTAGACGCTAAACTTGATACAAACGATTTCTATACATTAAAACGATTTAACTTTAATGAAAGAAATAAGTTTAAACATGATGGCGTGTGGAGCTATTTAGGCATTACTGCTGTCCGTTACAGGCTTGTAGGGGACAATTTAATATTTACCCCAAAGCCGGATACAGCTGTTACGGTCAAGTTATGGTATATACCTAAGGCGCCGAAACTAGTTTTAGACGCCGATACCTACAATGACATAAATCTGTATACTGAATACGTTGTGGTCGACGCGGCAATTAAAATGCTTACTAAAGAAGAGTCTGATGCCTCAGTTTTTATAGCCCAAAAAGCCGAATTAAAGAAACGAATTTCCGAAGCATCTTCTAATAGGGACGCAGGCGAAGGCGACTCAATTCAGGACGTTTATGGGGAAAACGGCGACTTTGCCCATGGGCGCAGTAATTAAATGAGCATTATAAAGAATTTTAAAAAACTAGACACGGTTAATTCGGATCTAAATAAGGTCCAAGATAATATACAGACATTTGTAGAGCCGCTAGTCATTAACCCTACGCTTGACGGTAACTTGGTAAAGAACATTTGTTTATTGCCTTTGGTGTCAAACGAAGTAACTCACGGATTAGGGCGAATTCCATTAGGATGGATGGTAGTAAGAAAAAGAAAAGATAGCCGAATCTGGGACCTGCAAGACACCAATTCGACACCGAGTAAGACACTGTCCATAGCTTGTTCTCACGAATGTCAGATCGATATCTGGGTATTTTAATTAAAGGAAATAAATAATGGCTACTCCATTTCTTAACTTGATACTGCCTATCCCTACTGTAACCTTGGGTCCGGCGTGGGCTAGTCAGCTAAATACGGCTTTAACGCTGATAGACTCCCATGATCACACCTCTGGAAAAGGCGTTTTAGTGCCGACCTCAGGTTTGAACATTAACGCTAATCTAAACTTTGGCGGGTATAAACCTTACGCTTTATTTGCAACTCAATTTACATCTCAAGTTTTGGCATTGTCTGGGGCTTTAAATGCAAATAGTGTTTATGTTAACAACGATAACCTATATTTTGTTAACGGCTCGGGCTTAGGCGTTCAAATTACCGCCGGTGGCGCTATAGTTTCTACCCCTAGCGCAGCTCAAGCCTTTGACGTTCAAGATGTTACTACAAGTTTAGTTGTGGGCTCCGGAGATTCGTTTGTTTATTTAACTGTAGACACAGCCGCGGCAAGAACTATTACACTGCCGCTTGTAGCATCAGTAGCCGAAGGAAGAATTTATATAATTAAAGATAAATCTGGATCAGCTCGAACTAACCCAATTACTGTTGTTCCTTCAGGCGCAGATACAATTGACGGCGGTGGTAGCGTTGTTTTAAATTCTGATTACGGAACTTGGATGATAATTGGCAACGGATCCACGTCATATTTCTTAAGTTAATAGGAGTGCTGCGATGACTTTACGAAGATCAGAACTGCCTATATCATTTCAAAATGGTTTAAGCACTAAAATAGATGACAAACAACAAACCTTAGGCTCTTTTTCGGCACTAGAAAATGTTGTTTTTGGGTCTATGAAATCATTTAAAAAAAGATCCGGCTACAATAAAATAGATTTAACAGAAATTACTACAAACATAGTTACGACTGCTAGTTCTATATCTAAATTTAAAGATGAATTGATTCTACATTCGGATACTACTCTGTATTCTTATGCGCCAAATATTGAACGTTTTATTGAAAAGGGATCGTTGTATAACGTATTTCCCCAATCAAAAATAATACACAGAGATACTAGGCAGCAAAAAAATATCGATACTCTTACCGTTAATGGAGTAACTGCATACGCATATCAAGATAGCGGCTACGGCGTAATGGTAACTATCTTTGATCAAACTTCTGGCGTTATTTTACTAAACCACCGGGTAGTGTCTGCAACCGGAGTTAACCCGAAACTAGGTAATATTCAGAACACGATTTATATAAATTATATTGATACGGTAGATTCTAAGCTAAAGTATAAGCGCGTTAATATTTTATTTCCTACTCTACTATCCGCCGAAGCTACGCTGGTATCTAACGTAGACGCCGTTTATAAATATGATACCCTGTCTTTAAACGATAAAATAATCTACGCCTATCAGTCTTCCAATGCTGGCGGAGAGTTAACATTTTTTAATCTTAATTCAGTTAACGCCACATCTTCTACCTTTGCAGTGCCAGGAAACTCCGCATCTGTGTCTGTAAACGTAATGGCAGACAGCAATGATAGAGTAAACTGCGCTTATTACGACGGAACAACAGTAAAGTTTTTAATTCGAGAGCAGCCTTTAAGCTCTTTTTTTTTAAATCCAGTAAACGTCGAAACCGTAGTTAATGCAACTAATACGGTATGCCTTGAATCAGACTCAAGCCAAGGCTTTTATGACATATATTATGAAATAACTGCTGCCTCTACATACAATCACCGCATTCGAGGGCGAAGTGTTGACAGTGTGGGCTCATTTTTAGGTCCAGCGATTAACAGGTACCTGGGCATGGGCATAGCGTCAAAGCTATTTATGGAAGAAACCGAGGTGTATTTTTTGGGGTTGCACGCGTCAACTCTGCAATCCACATATTTTCTTTGCCAACCAAGCGTTTATGGGCGGGTAGTAGCCCGAACTAGCGTTGGACTTGCTGGAAATTTAATTGAAGACAACGGTCCTTGCCGCGTTTCCCCCCTAGGAGACAAAAAATACCTTGTAGGAAACCAGATTAAGGGTAGAACTATCACCGACGAGGGGGAATTTTACTCTCTTTTAGGCGTTAATCAAACAATATTTGACTTTGACTTAGAAGATAACCTACAATCTAAAGAACTTGGGGATAATTTACATATATCTTCAGGATTTTTGGCTATGTACGACGGACTGCAAGTAGTTGAACACGGTTTTCATTTGTATCCAGAGAATTTGACCGCCGGAACCCCTTACGCACTTGGCGGAAATATGTCAAATGGCACATATCAGTATGTTGCTGTGTACATGTGGACTGATAAATTTGGGCAGGTGCATCGTTCTGCTCCCTCTATACCTATTACTGTTACCTTATCTGCTGGCGGGGCAGTCCAAGCTCAAGACATTGAGATCCCTACCCTTAGAATTACAGAAAAAACTGACGTTGTGGTTGAACTATACCGCACTGAAGACTTAGGATCGGTATTTTATAAAGTATCTTCCTCTACAATATTTGATTACAACCTTCCTTTGCTTAATTCTATGACTATAACGGATTATGAATCCGACACAAGTCTAATTAGCAGAGAAATTTTATACACTACTGGCGGAATTTTAGATAACTTTGCTTCTCCAGCTAGTTCTATAGTTGAAATCTTTACTAATCGACTAGTTTTAGCCGGACTTGAAAACCCAAATCAAGTTCAGTATTCTAAAATTCGATTTGAAAACCAGCCTGTAGAATTTAATGATGCTTTAGTAATCAACGTAAACACTTTAGGCGGAGCAATTGAGTCGCTTTTTGCCTTTAATGATAAATTACTTATATTTAAAAAGAGTGCTATATACTTTATCTCTGGTGATGGTCCAAATAACCTCGGTCAACAAGACAGCTTTACAGAGCCCGAACTCGTGTCTGCTGATGTTGGCTGCGTAGACAGAAATAGTGTTGTGCTAACTCCCATGGGCGTCATGTTTAAGTCTGTAAAAGGGCTGTATCTTCTAGACCGCGGTTTGCAGTTAACCTATATTGGAGCTCCAGTTGAGGGATTTAACTCATATCGTATACGCGATGCGGACATTATTGCTGAAAATAACCAAGTAGTGTTTATAACGGATAATCGCATTGCTTTAGTTTACGACTACATTATGCAACAATGGACAACCTTTACGAATCATGGCGGGCAAGCCTCGTTAGTTTTAAATTCTGATTATTACTATCTAAGAACTGACAAAACTTTGTTTAAAAAAAACAATGACATATTTCACGACAATGGTACATCTGTAAAAATGAGTCTTACTACTGGGTGGATGAGTTTTGCCGATATGCAGAATTTTAAACGAGTTTATAGAATGGAAATGTTGGGATCTTTTTACTCTCCGCATAAAATTAAAGTAACGGCTACCTATGACTTTGAAGAAGGCACTGAACATTCTAAAACTATAGATACAGCGGATTTTATTGATATTAGTACTTATGGGGAAGATAGCCCCTATGGCACCGGCACTCCTTACGGCAGCCTAGGTAGCGTATATCAATTTAGGCTTGACTTTAATAAACAAAAATGCGAATCTATAAAGATAAAGATTGAAGACATACAATCTGGTACCGAACTTGGGCGCGGCGCTGAGTGGTCCAACATGTCTTTTGTTGTTGGAACTAAGGGCACAGAGTTTAAACCAAGTAGTAATAAGAAATACGGCACTAGTTCATAATATATATACATTTAATAGGCTGTAGCCAATAGGAAATAAA